GCTGGCAGCATCGCCATGAACCAGGTAGCCCCTGGCGTGATGGCGCGCATCATGGAGTACTTGGAAGATCCGGAGCACCGCCACCACCTGTGGGCGCTCGAATTGCTGGCGCAGCGCATTCTGCCGCGCAAGCTCTACGAGGAGCTGGGCGGTCAGGCCGCGGGTGTCGGCGCGCTGCAGGACAGGCGGCCGATGTTCGTGCTCAATGTGCTGCCGGCGCAGCCCGGCGGGCAGCAGGGCAACGTCTACGATCAAGAGGGCAATGCCCAGATCGTGTCGCTGCCGGTGCCCGCTGGCGAATCGGAAGACGAATCAGACGCAGGGTAGATCAGCCTGGTAGATCGCCTGGCTCATACCCAGGAGGCCGCGCGTTCGAGTCGCGCCCCTGCAACCACCACACTCAGGAGACGAGCATGCCCCACAAGTCCAAGCAGAAGAAGTATCCCACCACCCCCGGCCATCCCGGCAAGGGCAAGAAATACTGACCCCAGCGGTGTTGCTAGTGTAGCGGTAGCACAGGAGGCTGTGAACCTCCTAGGCAGGGTTCGATTCCCGGCTTCACCCCACGCCAACAAGGAGCGAGCATGATCCAAGACGAAATCGCGCGAGTCGCGCACGAAGTGAACCGCGCCTACTGCCAGGCGCTCGGCGACCACAGCCAACCGGCGTGGGAGCTGGCCCCGGAATGGCAGCGCATGAGCGCTATCAACGGCGTCGCGCTGCACACGCAGCGGCCGGAGGCCGGCCCCGAGGCGTCGCACGAGTCCTGGCTCCAGGAGAAGCAGCGCACCGGCTGGCGCTACGGCACAAAGAAGGACGCCGACGCGAAGACCCACCCCTGCATGGTGGCGTTCGACGCGCTGCCGCGCGAGCAGCAAGCGAAGGATTTCATCTTCCGCGCCGTGGTTCACGCTTTGGCGTCGGCGCGGCTATGAGCGGCCAGGCCCACGAGAAGAAACCCAATTCCCCGGTGACGATGAATCGCCCGTCGCCCGGGATGCTGTCGTCTGCGTTTCGCGAGGTGCATGCGAACCCGCCGACGGTCGTGAAGCACACGGCGAAGAAGTTCGGCGCCAAGCGCGCGGAGAAGCAGCGCGTGGCGATTGCGTTGAGCAAAGCGCGGGCGAAGCCGCGCGCGATGTAACCCCTACAAGGAGCAAAGCATGACAGTGAAAGCACAGGACGCAAAGGTTTCCGGCCACGCTACGCGCGGACGCGCGTCGAAGAGCGCGCTGGCTGCGCAGCCCGCGAACCTCACGATGGAAGTCGTGGTGCGCGACAAGGACGGCAACGTGAAGTATGCGGGGCCGCTTGTGATGACTCAACAAGGGGACCCCGATGGCCGTAACGCACTCGACCGCCGCGCGTGATGCGGCAGCAAACGCTGTAGTAGACCTGCTCGACGCCGGGACGCCGCCCGGTTTCTTGGAGTTTCAGCAATCCGGTGGCACCATAGTTTGCACGATCACTCTTGAGACGACAGCGTTCGGTGCGTCATCGGTCGGCGTTGCGACGATGGCACAAGGCGCTGGCAAGACAAGCGACGGTGCGGCGGCTGGAACGATTGCAAAGGCCGAGTTCACGAACGCGGCCGGAACGGGCGTCATCTTCTGCGCGGTATCCACGTCAGGCAGTGACATCAACATCCCCGGCGGGCTGACGCTCGCTAACGACGACACCGTGACGGTGACGGCGCTGACCTACACGGCTCCGGCCTGAAAGAAACCACATGAAACGTCTTTTTGGAGTTCTGCTGTTCTGCGCGATCCCGGCGCACGCGGCCCCCTTCGTCGTATCCGACACGCTCGCGGCTGGCGTCACGCACTGCGGGGTGCTGCTCGATGCACAGCCAAAGCAGATTGTCGCCGTGACCGTAGAGGCAGGCGGGAGCATCTGCAAGTTCAATCTTGCTGGTATCTCTGTCGGCTCCCACAACGTGCGTATGACGGCGCAGATCAACGATCCCATCTGGGGCAGTCTGGAGTCTGCCGAATCAAGCCCTTTGACGTTCGTAAAGCCGGGCGTGCCTGCTACTCCCGGTGGATTGGGCCTGACCCCATAGGGGTTTCATGCCTCTGGCAACTCTGTTGGGAGTGGTGACGTGACCGCAGCATTCGCAAACGCGACGGAGATCATCACCACTACCGACGCTGCGACGATAGTTGTCACGCCTCCGGCGAGTCTTGCTGCGGGGAACATGTGGCTGATCCTGCTGACATGGGATGCTGACCCAGGCTCGACCATCGGCACTCCGACGGGATTTACCAAGATCGGCTCTGACTTCGTGGGGGCCGACGATGGGTGGCCGCATAGCGTGCTTTTCTACAAGATCGCCGGGGCGAGCGAGTCGAACGCGACGATCACCCGCACCGGAGGGGACAACTATCACCGGGTCGCCTACTCGATTCGCATCACGGGCGACGGCACGCTCTCAATAGACGCTGTAGGCACGCCGATCACGCCGACCGGCGAGGCTACTGTCATCGACGCGCCGGACATCACCATCGCGCAGGATGCAAGCCTCGCGGTGTTGCACGGGGCGAGCGTGGGCACGCCGACCTTCGGCACCACTATGGCCGCGCCCACTGGAGCGACGCTGCGCGACAGCCGTGTGGGCAACAACGTGTACCCGGTCGCGGCTTTCGCCACTCAGGCGGTGAACGCTGGTGCGTTTGCGCCCGGCAACTGGACGTGGGGCGCGAGTGCGGACTTGAACACCAACCGCATGGCGCAGACGATCTCGATCAAGGACACGGTTGCGGGCGCAACCGACTTTGAGGCCACGGGCGACTTAGACGCGCAGGCAGCGACCATCGCCGGGAGCGCGCTGCATGGGCGGGTGAGTACTGGAGCGTTAGCGGCCCAGGCCGCTGCTATTGCTGGCGCAGCGACGGTCAACCGGGTAGCTACTGGAGCCCTATCGGCTCAAGCAGCAACCGTAGCGGGCGCGGCACTGCGCGGGCGCGTTGCAACTGGCTCACTAGAAGCACAAGACGCCGCCATAGACGGCGACGCGACGGTGCAATCCGCTACTTTCACCGCAACCGGGGATTTGCAGGCGCAGGCAGCGCTGATCGCCGGAACCGTTACCGTCAACCGGATGGCGACGGGCGCGCTATTCGCGCAGGCGGCGCAGATCGCCGGTACGGCTAGCGGCGCGGAAGAAGGGCTCCCCGACAACCCTCTGTACTTCCCGCTGCTGCTTCCGGCTGACTCGGACCTTCCGGGCTTGCCGGACTTTGCGGCATCGCCGCGCGATCGGCAGGTTGACCAGGATTTCTTCGCGCTCGCGCGAATGGTGGGGGCGCAGTCCTATCTGGATGATGTCGAGCAGTGGATGGCTGATCAGCTCGGGGATGGTGAGGAACTGGCGAGCCTGGACGCGATGGAGGCGTTTGACATGGACGATACGCTGTCAGGGACGCGCCGGCAGCGCACGGTCAGGGAGCGCAGGGCATGAGACCGGCAGCGGTAGTTGCGCGCGATCTGCGGCTCGTCCTGCGCGAGCTGCGCGGGCTTCTGAAGGGCGGCAAGCTCGACCCGATGGTTGCGGCGATGCTGGAGAAGATGATCCGGCTGGTGGAGCTTCTCGCGCGGCAAGTAAGGCAGATGTGAGCGACGACGTCTCCCTCGATGTCCGGCTGCATCCGGCGCAGATGGCGGTGTTCAACTCGCCGGCGCGCTTCACGATGCTGGCGGCGGGCCGGCGCTTCGGCAAAACCCATCTTGCCGCGGCGCGCGCGGCGGCGAAGGCGATGGACCCGCGCAACGTGCAGCGAAAGCCCGTCTTCGTGATCGCGCCGGTCGCGACGCAGGCGAAGCTGCTCTACTGGACGCCGCTGATCGACCTGCTGCATCCGGTGCTCGACCCGCGGCGCCCGCCGCAGTCTAACGAGGGCCACATCTACCTTCGCAACGGGGTGATGATCGGCGTGAAGGGGGCGGACCGCCCCGACACGCTGCGGGGGGTGGGCCTCTGGCATGCCGAGCTGGACGAGCTGGCGGACATGAAGCCGGAGGTGTGGGAGTCGATTGTGCGCCCCGCCCTGGCCGACGTGAAGGGCACGGCCGGCTTCATCGGGACGCCGAAGGGTCGCAACCACTTCTACGATCTGTGGATCGAGGCGGGCGGGGAGGGGGCGTACCGCGGCCCGGGCACGGGGGTGAAGGCGGATGGCGCCCGGCCCGATCCGCTCGAGTGGGGCGCGTTTCACTACACGTCGCTCGACAACCCATTCCTCGACCCGGCGGAGATCGAGAACGCGCGGCGCACGATGTCGTCGTCGTCGTTCCGGCAGGAGTTTTTGGCGAGCTTCGAGACTGGCGCGGCGGACTCGTTCAAGGAAGAGTGGTTCAAGTACAGCGCCGAGGAGCCGAAGGACGCCGCTGGCAAAGTGGTCCCGGGCGACTGGTATGTTACCGTGGACTTGTCGGGCTTCGCGGAAGTGCAGAAGGCCGTCGGCTACCGTCAGAAGCGCCTGGACAAGACGGCGATCGCGGTCGTGAAGATTCTGGATGACGAGCGCTGGTGGGTGCGCGACCTGTACCTCGGAAGGTGGGGGGTAGAGGAAACCGCGCGGCGTATCGTCGACGCGGTCGAGAGCTGCCGCACGATGAACCTCGGGATCGAGAAGGGCGCGCTGTATCAAGCGGTGGCGCCGTACCTGAAGGCCGAGGCGGCGAAGCGCAAGCCCCCGATCATGCTGGCCGTCGAGCCGCTCTCGCATGAGAACAGATCGAAGATTGAGCGGATCGGCTGGGCGCTTCAAGGGCGGATGGAGCACGGGAAGATCATCTTCCGCCCGAGCGCGGAGATGAAGGAAGTGAAGGACCAGTTCCTGAATTTTCCGTCGGCGCTGGTGCATGACGACGCGCCCGATGCGCTCGCGTACATCGCGCAGTTGGCGGAGGGGCGCGTGTTTTCGCAGTTCGCAGAAGTGGCGGACAACAATTATTGGGAGCCAGCGGACTCGCTGGTCGGCCTTTAGCCTTGAGGTATAGATGACAACCATCGACGTGAAATCCGGCAAGATCACCGACAGCGCGAAAGTGCTGCCGGATGACCGCGACTCGCAAACGCCCGCGATCGACCTCTCGAGGCCGCGCGACGAGCTGGACGAGTTGAAGGAATGGGTCATCACGCGCGTCAAGATGTGGCGCGAGCATCGCCGCGGCAACTACGAGCACCTTTGGGACACCTACGAGCGCCTCTGGCGCGGCCTGTGGACGCCGGAAGACAAGAGCCGGAAATCCGAGCGCTCGATGCTGGTGACGCCGGGCCTGGGCGAGGCGGTCGAGAACATCGTTGCCGAGGTGGAAGAGGCGCTTTTCGGCCGCGGCGACTCGTTCGACCTCAAAGCGAAGTTCGACGCGAGCGAAGACGCGAAGCAGATCACCGACGACAACAAGACGAAGCTCAAAGAAGACCTCGGGAACGCCGATTTCAACTCGAACGTCGGCGAGGCGCTCATCAACGGGGCGGTGTACGGCTCCGGAATCGGCGAAATCATCGTCGAGAAGTTCATGCTGCGCGAGATTTCGGC